GATCGCGATTAACACGCTGTTCGCTACTATCCTGCGGCATGAGCAGTTGCTGGCGATCCCGAAGACGGTGTACAACGCCGACCTGATCTCCTCGTGGAGTAACGAGGTGGGGCAGGCCATCGCCGTCCACGGTCTCCAGCCCGGCATGGGCATCACGCAGGTGGCGGCCAACCTTCAGCCCGCGGAGATGAGCGGACAGCTCTTTGCTCTCGTGGACAAGGTAATGGCCTACACGAAGGAGTGCCTCGGCGCGACCGACGTGCAGATGGGCAACGTGAAGCCCGACAACACGAGCGCGATCATGGTCCTCCAGACCCAGAGCGAGGTGCCCCTCGAGAACGTCCGGGCGGGTCTCTACGAGTGGGTGGAGGACATCGGTCAGATCCTCCTCGACCTGATGGGCACGTACTACGGGAAGCGCCCGGTGATCGTGGACCGCGAGTTCGAGGACCCTGTGACGGACGCCACCGGCGCGCCGGTGATCGACCCGATGACCGGCTTGATGCAGACGCAGAAGTTCGTGCGGCGCGTGGTCGAGGAGTTCGACTTCGACCAGTTCAAGCACCTGTGGCTGAACCTCCGCGTGGACGTCGGCGCGACGACCTACTTCAGCGAGATCGCCATGACGCAGACGCTCGACAACCTGCGGCGCGACGGTACGCTGGACGTGATCCAGTACCTCGAGCGCATCCCGGACAAGCTGATCCCGAAGAAGCAGGAGCTCATCGACGAGCTGCGCGGCAGGATCGCGGAGGGTACGCAGGCCAACGCCGCTGCGGGCGCGGCCATCCCGGAGCCCGGCAGCCCCGTCGCCCCCACGCAGGGCGGGGAGCTGGACGCCGCGAAGAAGGTGCAGGGCCTCCCGACTCAGATGGAGGCGCAGTTCAACGACCTGCCGAACATCGCAAAAAAGACCGCGCTCGCTCAGGGGGCGAGGGCGGTCGAATGACAAGTGCAAACGAGGGGCGGCGAAGGCCGCCTCTCTTTGTAAATAACCCCGCTCACCATGCGGGGATTAAGGAGAAAGACCATGGAAGACAAAGACGTCAATACGGCGTCGTTCGGCGGAGACGTCGAGCCGATCCTCCCTGACGGTTGGAAGGATGGCGATGATCTCTTCGCTGAGAGCGAGGACAGTCTGGAGAAGCTGCTTGCCGACGGGCAGGAAGACGACCCGCTTGCCGAGCTCGAAAACGAAGACGCTACGTCCGCGCCGGAGACCCCTACCACGGGTCAGGAAGGCGGGGACGGTGTACCCGACGCCGGAGCGAAGGAGCCGGAGGAAACTCCCGACGGGGGGCAGAAGCCGGAGATCAGAGCCCCGAGGAAGCTGAGACTGAAGGTGAACCACGAAGAGCAGGAGGTCGACGTCGACGCCATGAGCGACGAGGAGCTGACCGCGCTGCTCCAGAAGGGCAAAGCCTTCGATGCCATGAAAGACGCGGAGAACAAGCGGACTTTCCGGCGGGTGTATCAGGAACAGGTGGATGCAGGTATGACCGAGGCAGCCGCGCGCATGATCGCGAAGGACGCTGCGGAAGGGAATACCTACACGCTGACGGACGAAGAGGAGAAGGCCCAAGAGGCCACGGCTCCCGCGCCGCAGCCTGTCGCCGACACCGCGCCGAAGGGTCGCGATCTGCGCGCCGAAGTGGAACAGCTTCGCGCTCTCTACCCCGATGTAAAGGAATTCCCCGATGAGGTCGCCGATGCGGTCTCCAAGGGCATCCCGGTACTGACGGCCTACCTCGCCTATCGGGAGAAGCAGAGCGCAAAAACCGCCGCGTCCTTGCAGAAGGAAAACACCATTTTGAAACAGAACGCGGCAAATTCTGCAAAGGCCCCTGTGAGGGGCGTAACGGGCGGGGACAGCTCCGCGCCCAAGAAGAAGTCCATCCTCGAGGAGGGCTTCGACGCGGGCTTCAACTGGTAAGCCCTGACCCATGCAGTGCCGTGTTCGCCTATAAAGAAAGGAAAAGGTACAGAACATGGGTACTGTTAATCTCGCAAGCAAATTCTCCAACAAGGTCGATGAGGCCTTCAAGCGCGCTTCTCTGAAGCAGCTCGTCACCAACAACGACTATGACTGGAATGGTGTCAAGACGGTCAACGTCTACAGCATCCCGGTCGTGAACCTCAGCGACTACTCCCGCAGCGGCGCGAACCGCTACGGCACCCCCAGCGAGCTCGAGAATGAGGTGCAGGAGCTCACGATCCGCAAGGACCGTTCCTGGACCTTCACGATCGACAAGCTCAACAAGAACCAGAGCCAGATGGTCATGGACGCCGGCAAGGCCGTCGCCCGCCAGCTCGCGCTGAAGGTCATCCCCGAGGTGGACACCTACACCTTCCTCGAGATGGCCAAGAACGCGGGCGGCACCAACAGCACCGCGGCCACCAAGAGCAACTGCTACTCCCTGTTCCTCGCGGCGCAGGAGTACATGGGCAACAAGAACGTGCCCGACGAGGGCCGTATCGCGCTCGTCAGCTACGCTTTCGCCGGCCTGCTCAAGCAGAACACCGACTTCATGCGTGACTGCGACACGACTCAGAACGCCCTCTTCAAGGGTATGCTCGGTGAGATCGACGGCTGCAAGATCATCAAGGTCCCGTCCAGCCGCCTGCCCTCCGTGACCAGCGGCTCCACCACCTATGCGGACTTCATCCTCTGCCACCCGATCGCGACCGTCGCGCCGACTGTGCTCTCTGAGTACAAGATTCACACCGACGCGCCCGGCATCTCCGGTTGGCTGTGCGAGGGCCGCATCAGCTACGACGCCTTCGTGCTCAACAGCAAGAAGGACGCGATCTGGTATCAGGGCCCGTCCCTGGAGTGATCGCAGGAGACCACATGAGAGGGGGACCCCGGGAAACCGGGGCCTCCCTCTTTGGGAAGAAAGGGGAAACCCCATGACTTATGAGCAAGTGAAAAATCAGGTGCTTCAGCTCCTGAATCAATATACCGTGGCCGGTACTCCCGTCGCCTCGTCCTACAACAACCAGCAGGACTACCTCAACCGCATCCCCGCGCTGGTGAACGACGCGATGATGGAGATCGCCACGACGGCGAGGAAGATTCCCGCCGTCCTCAATCTGCTCGTCGTCGATCCGGATGACGACGAGGAGAGCGAGGAGCCCATCGTTCCTTATGACGAGTTCGGCGACCGCATCCGCTTCGAGCTGCCGGCGGACTTCTACCAGTTCAAGACCGGCGACACCTTCCTCACGACCGAGGACGGCCGCGCCCTGCATACCAACCGGTACGAAATTCAGGGGCGGAAGTACCTGCTCGTGCCGAAGAAGGAGATCGAGGCGGGGCGCACCTACACGATCACCTACTACCGCTACCCGACGCTGCTGGACGAGAAGCCCGATGCGGACGTCGAGCTGGACAACGTGGCGGAGACGCACTACGCCATCCCGTTCTACGTGGCGGCGTTCCTCGTGATCCACGACGACAACTTCCAGTTCTCGGCGTTCTACAACAAGTTCGAGGACAAACTCCAGAAGATGGGCCCGGGCGTGAGCGCCGAGGCGCGTCCCGTGGACGACGTCTATGCCTTCGAGGCAGGCGCGGGGTACTGGACGTGAGGAGGCGGGCTGCATGAAGGTATCGCTCAACACCATGCCGAAGTACCCCAAGACCTACGTCGTGGACTTCCCGAAGCTGAACGGTGGTCTGAACATCCGCGAGCTCAACTACCGGCTCGAGGTCAACCAGAGCCCAAATATGAAGAACCTCTGGTGGCAGGACGGCGTGCTCCAGTGCCGCGACGGACAGGTCTACCTGAGCGACTCCACGCTCCTCGGCGCCGGCTACGCCTGCGCGGACTCGTTGTTTTGGGGCTATGGTTTTTACCACATCGGCACGGCGATCTACGCCGGGAACGTGGACGCCTACGAGACGCAGGGCCCGAATGACAACGTCACGTTTACCCTGACCGCGGTTATGAGCGGTGTACCGGGGAACCGCGGCACGTTCTTCCGGTACGACGGCTGCCTCTACTACAAGAACAAGGGCGGCTTCTACAAGATCACCTACAACTCCACCGGTCAGAACTTCGTGGCGACGGACATGACCGTGCCGGGCGTGAACGCGTACACGCCGGTCATCGTCATCAATGCCAGCCCCACGACCGGGAGCGGCACGATGTATCAGCCGGAGAACCGGCTGAGTCCGCGCAAGACGGTGAAGTACAACGCCGAGAGCGGCGTGACGGTCTACCGCCTTCCGGTCACGGGGGTCGAAAAGATTTCCACCAACCCCGACCGCTACTGCATCGTGAAGGTGGACGGAACGGAGAAGACGGAGGGCACGGACTACACGGTCGACGCGGCGAACGGCACGGTGACGTTCGCGACCGCGCCCC